TACCTGATATACTTTATATTTTAACAGGTATAGGAGGAGCAGGAGGATTAGGCGGAACAACAGCAACAGCAGGTTCTGCAGGACAAAATAGTTTTGTAACTTTAATACCTAGTACATCATCAGTATCAAACGTAGTTTTACGTTCAGGTACTGCAGGTGCAGGAGGTGGTGGAGCAGGAACTACCGGAGGTGGTGCTGCAGGAGCAGGAGAAGCAGTATCATTGATAGCAAATAATATATTTGCAAACTTAGGAACTTTTACTTTTCAAGGTGGAATGAATGGAATAGGTGGTGGTACAGCAAATGGAGGTCAAATATCAAGTACTAATTTTGTTTTAGGAGGCGCAGGTGGTGGAGGAACAGGACAAGGTGGAGGGAGTCCATTTAGTTCTTTTGGTGTATTTGGTCCACAAGCACCCGCAACTGCTTTAAATACAAATGGACAAGATGGTAGAATTTACTATAAACCAATATTAATGTTATTTGGAGGTAGTGGCGGTGGTGGTTCATCTGCTGCAGGAACAAATGGAGGTAATGGAGGTAATGGAGCTCCCGGTGCAGGTGGTGGAGGTGGCGGAGCATCTTCAAATACAGGAGTAAACGCAGGTAATGGCGGAAGAGGAGGAGATGGCTTTGTAATAATAACAACAAGTTTATAATATGTTAGATTTATCTCATATACCAAATAGTCAACAAGACGTACAGATATTCAATGCTAATGGTAGTGCTTGGCAAACTTGGAACAAACCACGAAAATGCAATTATGTTTATATAATGTGTATTGGTGGCGCAGGTGGTGGTGGAGCCGGATTTCCAAGTGGTAACATTGTGTATTCGACAGGAGGAGGTTCGGGAGCTATAGTAAGAGCTTTGTATAATGCGCAACAACTTTCTGATACATTATTTGTACAAGTTGGTCTTGGAGGAATAGGAGGAACTTCAGGTTCAAATGGTTTCCCCGGAACAAGAAGTTGGGTAGGATTACAACCTGCAATAGTTGCGCAAAATATGTTAATAGGTTCAGGGACTACAGGTGGAACAGCAGCAGGGGGAAGGACAAATTCAGGAACATCAGCAAATGGAGAATCTGCAGGAACACAGGCAACAGCAACATTCTTAACTTTATCAAATTTTATAGGAACAGCAGGAGTTACGGCTATTGGGAGTGTAACATTTGAACCACCAAATGTTACACCTTTAACTTCAAGTTTAGTTACTTGTGGAGCAGGAGGTGGAGGTTCAGTTACATCATCTTCTACTGCCTATAACGGAGCTTCAATTTTAAGTAGTTCAATTAGTCCAACTATATTAGGTGGTCAATCAACACTATCGGGTACAGGAGGTAGAGGTGCAAATGGTATAACATCATTTAAACCTTTTTATTCTTTAGGAGGTGCAGGAGGAGGTGCTTCATTATCAGGAGTTGGTGGTAATGGTGGTGATGGAGGTATTGGTTCAGGTGGAGGTGGTGGAGGTAATGGCACTACTATTGGTGGAACAGGTGGTAAAGGAGGGGATGGATTAGTAATAATAATATCATTTTAATAAATACAAATTATGAAACAAATTAGAAATATAGCGCATTACATAGTTGGCTTTGTTTTTATTTACACTTTTGCAAACGCAACTTATGTAAGTGACTTTTGGTTATGGCAAAAAATAGTTGGCTCAATATTAATAGGATTAATATTCGGAGGTGCTATGGGTGCATTTTGGGAATTATTTAATAATATTGCTTTTGATATTCAGCATGATGAAAACGATGTAAAAAGAACTGCAATAGGTGGTGTTTTTGGCTGCATGTTGGCTTGTTTTTATACAAACATAAACTTTATATCCTCTTGGCTTTTTTATGCTTGTATTACAATAATTATAGCTGACTTGATAAGAGCAATTAAAAATAAAGAATAAAATGGATATACGAAAAATATCAGTTGGGCCTGATTATAAAAGTGGCGCAATGCACTACATAGTGGGACAAAAAGTACTTGGAGACAGTAATGAAATCCATCTTATTAAGATAAATAATAAAAAAGATGTATTAATATATATTATAAATGAAAAAGAAGAAGTAGTTTTGTGGAAGGAGTTTAATCCTACTGTACCTATTTCAATCGAATATAATATAAATTTTTAATGAAATCTCCATTTTATTTTATAGCAAAGCCTGTAAATGGTAAACGCTATGACAACACAAAAGACATAGGTGGTATTGACTTTATAGTTAGTACATCGGAAGAAGATCATAAGTTCTCTAATAGATATGCCGAGGTTGTTGAAATACCATTAGGATATACCGGGAATATATCAAAGGGAGATATACTTCTTGTACATCATAATGTATTCAAATTTTATAACGACATTAAAGGCAGACAGAAAAGTGGCAAAAGTTTCTTTAAAGAAGATTTGTTTTTTATTGAAATGGACCAATTTTTTATGTATAAGAAAGAAGATGTATGGTATGCTTATGATAAGTATTGCTTTGTAAAACCAATTCCAACAGTAGATTCATATATCTCTAAGCCTTTCTCAGAAGAGCCATTAATGGGGATTATGAAGTATCCAAATAAATATCTTTCAGCTAAAGGCATTAAGGCAGGAGACGCAGTTTGTTTTGTTCCTGATAGTGAATATGAGTTTAATGTTGATGGAGAGAAGTTGTATAGAATGTATGATCACCAAATAACAATGAAGCTATGATAAATATTATAGATAATTTTTTAGATGAAGACATTTATAACTATGTTTATAATATGTTAAAAAGTAATCAATTTCAGGAAGTTGAAGTAGGAGATAAAAAGTTTTGGGTACAATATAGCAATAAAGAGTTTGATGATTTTATTATCAATAAATTAAGTGATATAGACAAAACTAAACGAGAATGTTTATTAGGATTCTTTAGAGTAGCAACTGAAGAGTTCGATACTGATTGGAGAATACACGCAGACTCAAAAGTGGGAGATATTAGACCTGAAAGAGCACTTGTGCTATACATATCTCCATCTACGAAAGAAGGATTGCACGGAACTGCTTTTTGGAAGCATAAAGATGTAGGTTATGAAATGCCTTTAGATGTTTCAAACGAAGAAGCCGATAGGTTTCTTTCAGATGAAGCAAACAACCTAGATAATTGGGATTTACATTCTGTAGTAGGTTATAGACCTAATCGTGCACTTATGTATCCTTCTAATTACTTTCATAGTAAATATCCAAACACAGGTTGGAAAGAGGGCAGAATGGTATATGTAATGTTTTATAGATAATAGTATGACACCTAAAGAAACAAAACTAAAGATTATTTCTGCCGGGCATAAAGCAGTGCTTGAGTTAATAAAAGTAGCTGAAGAACCTATCTTAAATATTGATGATATTGGAGGAGAATTGGCTGCTGATAAATTAAAAAATGCTGCTGCTACAAAAAAATTAGCTATATTTGATGCATTCGAGATTTTAAACAGAATAGAATCCGAAAAAGAAGGCATAGAATTATCTGAAAAAGGTATTAATAAAACTGATTCAAAACAAGGGTTTGCAGAAAGAAGGTCAAAATAATATCTACACCATAGTAAGGGATCATATACCTTCTAATGTTATTACTAAAAAAAATAGTAATAAGTCTTGGATATATGGGTATAACGAACAATATGATGTTGTAATAATATCAAAGACAGGAGAGATAGGAGATATAATAAATATATCAGGACTTAATATCGCCCTTCCTAAAGCACCAAAAGAATGTTTTAAAAGAAGTAATTCAAAAGTAGAGCAGTATTGGGAAAGACAACCAATCCCTAGAGAGCTTTCAAGAATACAATCAATATTCCAATGGAATGAGATGGCCGCTGAATTTAAAAACAGATGGGTTGATTACATTGAAAATGAATTTGATCTTAGAGAGCAAGGCTTTTGGTTCATGAATAATGGAACTCCTACTTACATAACAGGTTCTCACTATATGTATCTTCAATGGTCTAGTATAGATGTTGGATACCCTGATTTTCGTGAAGCTAATAGAATCTATTGGATTTTTTGGGAAGCGTGTAAGGCAGATGAGAGAAGTTTTGGAATGATATATCTAAAGATTAGACGTTCAGGATTCTCATTTATGTCATCGTCTGAGTGTGTGAACATAGGAACACTTGCGAGAGATGCAAGGATTGGTATCTTATCAAAAACAGGAGCCGATGCTAAGAAGATGTTTACTGATAAGGTTGTTCCTATAAACAATAGACTTCCGTTCTTCTTTAAACCTATTATGGATGG